ATCCCGTATTCTTCTGCTATGTCTTTTAGTTTCTTTTTAGCCATTAATAACCACCTTTCGTATGTGTAATTGTTTGATAATCTCTGGAATCGATATGATCCGGTCCTTCGCCGGCGTTAGCCATACGCAAGTATCGGATTACATCAAAAAAGTCTTTTAGGGGTTCGTCCGCTTTTCCGTTTGAGTTGTAGTTAATTAAGGAATCTATTAAGTTACCGCAGTCTTTATGGATATAGCACATTGGTTGGTTGGCTTCATCGATCTCTACATTAGGGTTGTAACTGAACCACTCGTCCAAAGCAGTAATCCCTAAGTCCTCCGTTCTACCATCACTAGGAATGAAATTCATTCCGTAATCATAAAAAGCTGTGAACAAGTCATCATTGTTCTCATTTTCTCTAGCGAAGTATCTGGAGTCCCCGATTCTTTCAGTTACCTCTATTCCTAACTCTTCTTCTATTTCAGTGAATAACTCTACGTAGCCTTCTACATTGAGCCCAATCTTTTTGGCTGCTGGTCCGTACCTCCATTTTGGATCGCCGAAAATTGCCCATTCGCCAAATGTATCACGGTCGGGGAACTCTTTACGAATAAAGACTGTACCGTCTCTATCCACTCCAGCCCATATTGCAACATAGTTCCTTGCTCCGGCTGGGTCGACCACTTGATAACAAGTATAGTTGGACTTATCAGATATGTCCGGGAAGGTTCTTCCTCTTTTGTTTGGTACTTCGGATAATACATTTACTTCTGTGTTGAATAATGGTAATAGACTCGTCATTGATTTCACGGGCATACCATAAGCACGTACCATTATCTCGTCCTCTGGTCTACCTCTAAGATCCTTGGCAATACGCTCGTATCCGCCGAATGGGTTTTCGTCAGAATGTAAATAGATTACTCCAGCGTCTCTGTCCGGGCTGTACTGCTCAACCGGTAGCTCCCTACCATTAAGTAACTCAGCTGGTCTTGTTGCTGTTGTTTCAGCTCCTTTCAAGTACTCAGAAATGAAAGGTGTGTACCCATCGATTGGAGTGAACCCAATCACTAGCTTAGAATCTCTGGTGGCTAGTCGGAATCGTAGTGTATTTACTAGTGCCGCATCTCCGAGGTACTCGTCTAACCAAGCTCCGATATTAATATCAGTAGGGTTCTTGAACCCGAACTCAAATCCTTCTAGGATGGTCTGATTGTTACTGAACTGCGTATAAGTCTTGAAATCAACTCGTGTTTTAGTATCTGGGAAAATAAAACTACTTCCGGTGAAACCGTTCTGCATAGAAAAGTTAATATAGCCTTCATTACTCTTGGTCTTTCTCTTGAACTCTTTGGGCATCATCTCCCACATAGCTGCTTGCTGTACTTTCACTGAAGTATCGGCGTTTTGACTGAAGCACACGATGTGACCATCTGTGTTGTTCATAACTGCTTGCATTACCATCTTTGCACAGCCAGTAGTCTTTCCGGATCTATTACCTCCTAGAACCAAGCACTCGTTGTGGTTATTGAGACTGAGTCTCATTCTTTCCCATCCGGCTAGGTCAAAACCGTACCGGACTGGATCCTCTTCAGATGCTTGTATACGTCCCTCGTGGGCGTTGTATAAATCCTCCAACAACTGTGGGTCCTTCTCCGCTAGGAGAACAATCTCTTCGTCCGTAGGTGGCTGAAGAAAGGGATGCTTTCTAAATGTCAGTTCCATCTATATCATCAATGTCCTCTTCGTCATCCCACCAGATGTCAAGACTGTCTGCGTCCATATCTTGCTTAGTTTCGCTAACGAGCATCTTGCCAACCCTATAGTTAGTATAATCATAGAACAGATTACCCTCTTCGTCCATAACAATGAACATATAATTAGTAAAATGCTCGCCGAGGTTACCTCGGACTCTGTCAAAAAGTTCATCGTGATCTGGGTCAATCATCTTCTTCGATTATCTCAGCTGTGTCAATTTTACGCATCTCCTCCAAACGCTTCCTAGCAGCTTGCAAGGTATCCTCGTAGTCCTCTTGGGTAATGACCTTCCTATCCTCCGTAATGCTAGTGGCTTCACCCCTAGTGGTCATAGTCTCCCGGAATGCATTAGCCTTGGCTATACTCAACTCCTTGAGATCACGGAATGTAACCTCCATCTCTGGATCGTTCTCCATTCTGTCCCGCACTTTCTCCACTAAATCTTCCTCCAATGAACTCAACTGCATATAGTTCTTTGCACTGATTTTCCCCGCCAGATCCTTCAACTGACCCAAATGGTCGGCGTAATCCACTAGCACTTGTATCACCGTAGCTCGCTGAATATTGTACTTCTTGACGATATGGGTCTGACTCTTGCCGATTGAATACAAGTACAGTATCTCAGCTACTCGCATAGGATTGTGCCGAGATAAACTCTTGACCTTCTTCAGTTCCTTATCGTCAGCGACTTCTCGGATAGCTTCTTGTATCCGAGCCTTGAGTTCTGCTTCTTCTGTGCCTTGAGTCATATATTTTTTTAAACCTACATTTATATGTTACTATATATAAAAAAAACCGGAGCAAAAACCCCCTCCCCCCATAAGTAAAACTTATGCAATGCATAAATAAAAATTATTATAAGCAAATCTTATCAAACCAGGTCCATAAGTAATTCTAATAGTAGTTTTTATATAAGTTTTTTTAATTCTGCAGTAATCATAAGTAAAACTAATGGCCTTTGTCAAATTAATTTTAATTATTTGTATGAAATGATAAAATTTTCTTATAAAAAGCTATATATTAAGGGAGTTTATAAAGAGTTATTTTATGCGACAAATCGTCACTAAAAAAAAACTTGAAATTTGTCTATATATATTGCAATATAAAGACTATGAAAAATGAAAATATAATCACTAAAGCACAATGTCTTATAGACATTTTAGAAAAAAACGGATTCAAAGGATTTGTCGATTCAACTAGTCAAGATGAGGCAACCGAATCTATATTTAATGAAGAATTAGAATTGCAAATCTATTTGCCTAATTCTAAAAATTATGATGTTGAAGCTAGAGAATGGAATAAATTTTCAATAAATGAACACTTTGATTTTACTATAGAGTTAAATCAAACGTTGTTCGACAAATGGAATCCTATTTTTGATTTTATGAAATCTATTGGTTGTGAATGGGAATAATTCAAGCAATATAAACATTAAACACTAAATACCAAAAACTATGAAAAAAGCACAAATAAAAAAACATATCACAAAGACTGTAAATCGTCTTTTATATAGATTAGATAATGAAACTTGTGGCGGCGATATAGGAAGCCGTTATATGAAATTATTAAAGGAACAAGCGAAAAGTGATTGCAGGTTTTTTGCTTCTGGTACAGTTGCAACGCAATCTAAATACTTTTTCCTATCTCATTTAATTGATACAATGGAAAATGGAAGTTGCTATACTAGCAAAAGTGTAATCCATATTGCGCCGCAAGCAATCTATGCCGAAAGTATTTATTTAAATTACGCTGATCTAATAAATGAAACATTTGATAAAATGGGATTTCCAATACAGGAATTTAAAAAGTTTTCTTATCGGGAATTATATTGCGAATAATTAAAGATTGATAAAGCTTATTCAATTCTATTGAATAGGTTTTATTCAGTTTTTAACTGAAAGTATAAACTCTAAATAAATAAAAATATGAAAAACCAATTATACACAGAAACGGCAAATGCTTTTAAAGATAAAATTAAAAGCTTTGATAAAGAGGCTCAATGGGTATATACCTTTGAAGCAAAGGGAATGCTTGATAGATTAGAAGCAAGTCTAAAAAGGCTTTATGACAATGACTGTTTAAGTAAAAAAGATTTTGAGAAATTTGATTCAATGCTTTTTGAAAGACAATCTCAAATCTTTTAATATGATACCTTATGAAAGACAATCTCGATCAATTAGTCAAAGGCGGCGAAAAAACATTTTATAACGCCGTTTGTGTTTCATTAATTGCATTACTAGCAATAATTACATTAATAATCATTTTACTAATCAAATAAACAAAGGAAAAAATATGAAATTAAATGAATCACTTAAATCGTCAATAATCTCAACTATTACAATTCTATCGAACAAGTTAAATAAAAAATTGCTTGTTAAAGAATTAGTAAATTATAGCTATAAAGATTTAGAGAAATTGCGAGACAGTCTTATCCTGGAATACAACCAGAATTAAATAAAGCAAATGGATCATTCAAAAGATGGTCCATTTTTTTTGATCAAACAATGAATACAAAAACAAAAAGCAATGCTTACAAAAAGCAATGCTTACCAAAAGCAAAGGCCAAGCAAATTTGCAGCCGAAAATAATTTTAAAAAAAGCTTGCAAAGCCGCCGGCAGCTGTATAAAAAATTAAATTATATAAAACCTAAATTGTAAAAATATGAAAACAAAAATTGTAAAAAGACCATATTGGCAAAACAAGCAAACGAAGCAAATCGTTTCGTTTTTCGGATCTGTACCATTCTATAATTCAACTCAAGAAAAAGAATGGGAAAAGAAATATAAGGAAGTAAAAGAAATCACTGATTGCTTCGGGAATGTAACATATCACAACGTTTAAAAATATGAAATATACACTGGTTATACATACACCGAATGCAAAAACCATACACCGAAATTTGTCGGGTAAAGAAGTTGATAATTTATTAGGATTAAATTATCCATTACGTACTGATCTTTACTTATCAGATAGTGATAATAAAGATAAAATCATTCAAACGTACAATAAGTAAAGGAAAGTTAAACTATGAATGCTTACATCAAAAACACACACGAAATACGGAAATTGTTGGTCCAAGAATATGGAAAGGAAAAAGCAGCAAAATTAAAACTTGTTCGCAATCCATTCCGTAAATCAGTCATTAATGTTACAACCGAAAATGGAATCGCAATCAGTACATACAACCACATTGCCAAGCTTGGCTGGATCGAAAGTTAAAACTATGAGTAATGGAAGTAAAAAAAGTAAAAAGCAGCAGTACATTGAAAGCTTGAATCAATGGTACGCTACCCAAGATGAAAGGCTTATTACGCCGCAATCTATTGAAGATATGGCCAAAGCTTATGAAAATGAGATCGTAAGCGAAGGTCGAATACATTTAAGTAAACTAATAACAAAGGAATAAAAATGGAATTACTAACAGCAAATGAAATCCAGCTAGAGGTCGATATGAATCACTATTGTATTGATGTTACAGTAAACATAGAATACGAAGAAATTGATTGCGATTGTTCATCTTATGCTGGCGAACAAGAGGTCACTGAATCTTGGATTGAAAGAGATTTATTTGATCACGATATATTGAAGTACACCAGGTATTTCGATGTACCCGATGAAATCAAGATCTTTATTCCAAAGAATGAAAAAGAATACATTGGCAAAGATGGATTGTATGATTCAGAATTGAAGGCCATTCAAGCAGCAGTGATAGATTACTTGGATTGCTTATGAAATCAGAAAGAGAAAAAGAAAAGTTTTATAACTTCCTATTTCCAATAGTATTTATTGTAGTATATCTCTTTATGGAACTAATAAAAGGTTTGATTTCCGTATGGAAATACATTTATCCTTAAACCCAGAAAAGTATTAATATGATTAACAATCCATTAAAACACATACGATTGTATTCAATGTCACTACGCCGACTATTATTGGCCATATTGGCTAGGAATGGATTGTATTTCTTCTCTAGTAAAGGTGTTACACTTTCAATTATACTCAATATTACATTTTATGTCAAGCTTAAAAACCTTGCTAATATATAACCTACTAACAATCAATAAATTAAATATGAAAATATATATCGTAGACGAAAGTCACACAAATGATTGTCCATCAATGTACACAGATGAACAATTCAAAGAAGCCGCCGAATCTCAAGGATTCGTTTATACACTATCGGAATTCCAAAAGCAATGGAATGATACGAAATTAGACGTAGATCAAGATTATCACTGGATGCGAATACTATGATACTACCAAAGCCAGAAGAACCCGTTTTAACGGAATTTCAAGTCACCGAGACTTATACAGTCAAAGCAGTGACTTTAGATCAAGCCGCCGAGATGGTAAGCTCAAATGAGTTTCCTAACGGAATAGATAAACACAATGTAAAAATTAAACCCAACTTTTAATTATGAGTAATACAATTACATTCTATACTTACCCACTAGGTATCGCTGATACTATGGGTCAAGATGAAATCGTCCTAGTCCGTAATAGCCTGGGATCGCTCGACAACAAGTTTGTCGGAGATTTGGTAGATGGTGACTACTACTGTGAAAGAATCCCACGTCCATTGCCGCCGAGGTCAGCTGATGACATCTTGTACTATATGGCCAAAAATGGAATCAGTATGAACTACATCAAAGATGAAGAAACGCATCGGACTGTACTCATTGAAGCAATGAAAGGTAACCTTGTTCTTTGTCAGATGGCATTCGATGAACCTAGAACTGCTATCAGAGATGTAATTGAACCAATAATGGATATGGAGGAACTGTAGAAATATGATTGAACAAGACCGATCTACTTACTCCAAAGAGGACCAATCCAAATTCATTGATGCTTGGGAGACTAACATCGAAAGGATGGAACAAAACCGAAAGAAGATGTCGGAGGGTCGAGATGCAGTAATGACCTTCCGACTTCTGGGTCTCATCAAAGACGAAGGTTGCGGCGAACTACGAAAATGGGATCATATACCAAAATAAACATTAAGTGTTTGACAAGTCCTCTCTTTTATGGGAGGACTTTTTTTATGGGAAAAGGAATGCAACCAAAGAAAGGCTACAATCAAAAAGCCTACGATCAGAACTACGATCAAATCGATTGGAGTAAAACTAGAGAAAAGGCTAAGAAGAAAGGCAGCAAGTAATGGCTCATTTCTACACCTCATCTACTAAACCCCAATTCTTACCCGATGTGACTACTGCTCCTCAAGCTCGAAAGAGGGGCAGAGCATATCCATCTGTAACAACTGTCCTGGGAATTGTTAAAGACGATTTCTTGGATAGTATTTACACACCCAGAAAGTTAGTCGAACTAGCTAGAGAACATCCCGATGTCCATTACTCAATCCTCAAGGAATGGGTATATGGATTTAGGGAACATCCTTTTACGGGAGAGATGCTGCCAAGCTCAGAGTTCGGGACTGCTGTTCATAAAAGAATAGAAGAATGGCTGCTCAATGGAGAGGGAGAAGCTACTGCATTTGATGACTGGGCAAAACCTTTCATTGATTGGGTAAACGATAACGATGTGGAAGTCGTTGACTGTGAATACATTGTGTCAGATAATAGATTCAAGATAGCTGGCAGTATTGACTTCATTGGAGTAAAAGATGGCCAAGTATTTATGGCTGACTACAAGTGTCGATCTTGTGATGGCAAAGGAAAGTTCTATGGAAAGGATTGTAAGCAGCTTGCAATAGAAAGTGTAATGCTAGCAAAAAAATTAAGACTTGACTACTACCCCGAAATACGATCAATTTGCATTTGTACTAACAGTGCTGAACATTATCACAAAGTATGGACCAAAGAAGAATTTAACTATTATTTCGACTGTGCCAAGCTCGCCGCAAAGGTGTATTGGCAAGAGCGAATGACTAAAATACAAACTAAACCTAGAAAGAAATGAACAATGTGGATACTACCCAAACAAATACAATCACTCACCTCAGTCTCTGTACTGGATACGAAGGAATCGGAAGAGGACTTAGAGCAGTTCTGCCAAATGTCCGAGAAATCGCTTATGTGGAGATCGAAGCCTTCGCTATTGCGAACTTGGTTGCGAAGATGGAAACGCAACAGTTGGATGCAGCACCTATCTACACGAACCTTAAAACCTTCCCATACAGAAAGTTTCGAGGACAAGTGGACATCCTTAGTGGAGGATTTCCTTGCCAAGGATTCAGTCAAGCTGGAAAGCAAAAAGGAGTCGATGATCCAAGACATCTGTTCCCATTCATCGCAGAAGGAATCAGAGAGTGCAAGCCTCAGTGCGTGTTTCTTGAGAATGTCGAAGGAATCATCAGTTGCAAAACCCACGAAGGAGAATCAGTTCTCCAATATGTCCTCCGAACATTGGAAGGCTTGGGTTACAGAACAACGGCGGGAATATTCTCAGCGAGTGAAGTCGGCGCACCTCATCAGAGAAAGCGGGTCTTCATCTTGGGCTACTCCCAACACGATGGATCATATGGCACAGAGGAGTCCAGAGGCACTCCAGAGGCAGTTCGAGACAACCCGCAAGGGGCGGACGCAGCCAGCCAACCTTCGGGAGCAGGTGCATCCACAGAACTGGCCTACCGCATCAGCGCGGGACTGGAAGGATACGGCGGGGATGAGCAAGGAGAGGGACGGCAAAGCACTGGGCAGAGTCGATCAACTACCGCGAGCTGTCTACCACTACGATGGCCTGCCAGACCAAGCGAACAGCAATACGAATGGGAAGAGCCAAGGGTCACAGCAGTGGGCGACACCGAGAGCCAACAAGGTTCACCCAGTAATAACGGAGGAGAACCGAGCGCACCTAGCGAACCGCAGGAAGTCCAACCTGGAGGAGGACATTGCGGGTCACTGCGGGAAAGCAACGGGCAAGCTGAACCCAGATTGGGTCGAGCAACTAATGGGGCTTCCAGTCGGGTGGACAGATTGCGACTTCTCGGCAATGGAGTAGTGCCATTGACTGCAACAAAAGCCTTTACAACCTTACTTCAACGAGTACTCTAATCATATGAAAGAAACAAACAGAGAAATGTTCATAGGCGCCATTCAAGGAGTGCTTATTGGTTTATGTATGTTTTCGATAATGTACATCATCGCAGGAATCGCAGGAATCATTGGCATATAGCCAACCTGGCTTGAGGCCAGTTGGCGTTATTCTCGCGTATTAACTTTCGCGATAATAGCAATTTTAACTACACCTGTTTAGGGTGTCAAGATCAAAATAAACAAGAATAAAAATGACAGATAAGATTACAGTATACACTTACCCAGATGGTCCAGCCCAGCGCCTTGGATCATACGATATGGTTAACCGAGTGCTGCCTAACGGCGCCATCCAAGCAATGCAGTACGGCGAGGGTCTCGTTAACGGAGATCGTTACGTAATGCCCTACGGCAAGCCGCTACCTAACCGGAACTCCGATGATATGTTTCACTTCATCGCCTCCCGCAAGATGCGCTTCCAGTGGATTGATCCGCTTGTGGACGGTGATAAGGGCTCACTCGGCAAAGCTACCTTGGTTCTTTGGATCCACCTCACCGAGGTTCACAAGGTGGTCTTTGACCCCAGCATCGAGATGCGCTCCGATGTTCTCCGCGAAGCCGTCGAGTACATTATGGATCAGGAGGAGCTATGAGCGAATCAATAGCAACCAAATCAATGGATGATTTCGCGGATCTTTACGAGATCGCGAAAAGGAATGAGAAAATAATGAACGAGGGTCGCAGTGCGGTCGAGTTCTTTAAACGTATGGGACTGATTGTTGCTCCCATCCAGCCAAGCGGGGATCGACCAAGAGGTCGCCCACCCAAAAACAAAGGATAAAATATGTCACACTTCTATACAGCAGAGAAATTGCCCAAGTTCCTACCCGATGTAGAGACTCCGGCACAAGCAGTTAAGCACAAGAAGGCTTGGCCTTCTGTGACAACCGTACTATCGGTGATTAAGGATCCATTCCTTGATGCAATATACGTACCAAGCAAGCTGGTTGAGTTCGCCAGGAACAAGGACTTCGACAGTTTAACTTGGCGTGACCTAAAGGATATGACCTATGGTTTCCGAAATCACCCTTGGACAAATGAGCCAATCCCCAGTTCGGAGTTCGGCACAGAGGTTCATAAGCGCATCGAGGATTTACTACAGGGTACTGCGGATGAATCCGCATCCCCTTGGGATGACTGGGCTACACCATTCGTGGAATGGGTCAATGGGAACGGCGTGGAGCTGATGGCAACTGAGTATGTTGTCGGTCATCCTCGGCTGAAGATTGCTGGAAGCATTGACTTCGTCGGCAAGGACACCGATGGCAAGATATTCCTAGCGGACTACAAGACAAGGAAGTGCAAGGGATCAGGTATCTTTTACCCAAAGGACTGCGAGCAGCTTGCGGTAGAAAGCTGGATGCTTTCTAGGTTACTGAAACTGGACTACATCCCGGACTGTATTTCGGTTTGCATCTGCACCGAGACCGCCGAGCACTACCACCTCAAGTGGAGCGAAGAAGCGAAGCTTCACTACCTGGAGTCAGCGAAGCAACTTGCCAAAATCTACTGGACCAAGAGAATGGTCAAGCAGCCCAAGAGATGATCGAGTACGAGATACTTACACAGCACGACGATATGCCTAATGGGTACATTGGTAAATCATTCAAGTGGGCGCATTCCGAAAGGGATGCGATCCTGCTTTTACTAAAGAAGAGACCAGACAAGGACGGGCGCTGCGTATTCAAGCGCGGCAGCACCGGAAGAATACTATCAGTAAAGGAACTATGAAAAAGATTGAGCAAGAGAATGTTGAACTCCGCAAGCAGCTCGCTGAAATCATCCACTTGAACCAAGCAGTCTCAATGCTAGCGGGCTTGCCAACAGCTGAAGAGATGGATACACTTGTCAAGGATGGCAAACGTCTGGACTGGATTCTTTCTGATGAAGGAAATTACTGGCTCAGTTCGAGGAAGGACATTGACAGGGAAATGGAGGAACTATGAATTTAGCAGGCAGAGTAGATACACGGCTTAAATGTGTGCGGGACTGGAATTTTCTGGTTGGGCATTTAGGCGAGGTCGGGGAGTCGATGTTTAATAGATGTCGCGAAGGACTCGTAACCTTGGGAACCCGTGCTCTGAAAAGGGGATGCATACCCGTTCCTGCGTACACTTTACCCTATGTCCTCTCCTTACCTCTTATCGGATATGCTGCACCACTCAGGTCATTCGCCTGTACAGCGAACCGATAATGTAAGTGACGACTACTCTCTGAAACAACAGGGAGCAGCGGAGTTGATCGCCGCTGGGGTGTTTTTACCTTTAAACTAGCCAGTTAACTACCCAGATTTGTAACAATCCAAACAATATGGAAACAAAACAAGTACCGTTCGACATCTACCTACCTGCTACCGCCCAAAGGGAAGCGGTGAAGGTGGAAACAATTCAGATTGAGGTCGTGACGGATGGCAGTGGGCAGGAGGTGATTACCCCTGAGTCGTCCGCACTAATTGATAAGAAGCAGTCAGAAGCCATCAATCGCCGTGCAACCGACCTGCAATACTAAATTGACCTTTTAATTTTGTCACAAATTACCCCTCCAACTTGTGACAAAACTACAGCCGAAATCAACCGATAGTTGAACTCGGCGTTAACAATCCAAACAATATCATTATGAGTAGATTAAGAAATATACCAGAAACTTGCCCCATATACAAAGAAGCGGAACACCTATTTGATTGTCTCAAGGGTGAGATGGAAGAAGAACTTTCTGATTACCTAGCCGAACGATTCACGGACTACGCGAAAAGCATCTTGGAGTGCGTTGACCGCTGCCGAGATATTTCTGGAGAACTGAGGGAAATGTGCGTGGAGCGTGGCGAGAAAATCGAAGAAATTGAAGAGAAACTAGAAAGCCTGATTCCTGCATAACGTAGACCAGCAGCAGCAGCAGCAAACACAGCCAAAATCAACCGAGGGTTAACCCCGGCGTTAACAATCCAAACAATATGACCTACTTACCACAGAACAAAATCAAGGAGTACAGGGATGCCAATAAGCCCATCTCCTGCCCTATACTGGACATCAAGACGAGTGACTGGGTACTGGATCACGATCACCAGACCGGGCTTGTTCGGGGCGTTATCTCACGGCAGGCGAACAGCCTACTGGGGAAGGTTGAGAATTTCTTCCTCAAGATGTGCAAAGGTAGGAAGGAAGATTTACCAAATACTCTGGAGGCAATGGCAGCCTATCTTGAGCGCGAGGAACTGGATGTCCTTCATCCCGTAGGGCTTACGCAACTTACAAAAAAGTTTGCTAACAGCTTGACAGCGGCTGAGCAGATTGCAGAGTTAAAAGCCATAGGGGGGAGTAAAG